TTAACTGGCTTTTTTGATCTGGGGAAGATCGAAGGCTTTGCGCAACGCGCGGACAAACGCCTTGTCATGGCAGATGGTTTTGCCCGGGCTGTCGGAGAGTTTCGCCACCGGTTTGCCATTACATTCCACCAGCTTTATCACGATATTCAGAGGTTTTACCTGAGGAATGTCGCAGGTTAACCGGGTACCGATCCCGAAGCTCAGGTTCACTCTGGCGTTGAAATGGCGATAGAGTTCGACGGCTTTCGCCAGATCGAGATTATCGGAGAAGACCAGCACCTTGCTCATCGGGTCAATGCCCAGTTTCTCGTAATGGGCAATCGCCTTCTCACCCCACTCAACCGGATCGCCGGAATCGTGGCGCAACCCCTGATAACGCTCCGCAAATTCAGGTCCAAAGTCGCGCAGGAAGGCATCCATCGTAATACAGTCCGTGAGGGCAATTCCGAGTTGATTCGGGTACTCCGCAAGCCATGCGGCCAGCGCTGCGCGCTGGCTGTTGGCGAGGTCAGGGCTGATCTGCTGATGCGCCTGGAACCACTCGTGCGCCTGGGTACCCATGGGCGTCAGATTGAGGCGACGGGCCAGATCGTAGTTACTGGTGCCCACGAACCACGGCTCCTGCTGCAGACGTTTAACGATGGCCTCCTGTACGTCGCGCGAAAAACGGCGGCGGGTGCCAAAGTCCATCAGGCGGAAGCGGGACATGTCCAGCCCTGCGGTCAGCGTGGAGAAGTCAGCGAGTTTCTTTTCCAGCGAGGCCACCGCCTGCGCTACGCCCGTTTCCGGGGAACGGTAGCGGTGAGCCAGTTCACTGATTACCGCCAGAAGCGGCACTTCCCACATGATCACTTCCCGCCACGGACCTGAAAGGCGAATATCCAGCTTGCCGTTATCGTTAACCACGGTGACCTGCTCCGGCTTATAGCGGAAGTCGCGCAGCCAGTTCAGGTAGTCGGCTTTGAAGAAAGGCAGGCCAGAAAGCCACTGATATTCCTCGTCCTGCAGCGTCAGATGCTGCATAGCATTGACCTGTTCACGAATGGCGTCTGCGTAGATACCGAGCAAGTCGTCGCCACGGCAGCGGAATTCCGCCGCGACATGAACGTCATAGTAATGGTGGAAAACGGCTTGCTGCATGTGCAGTTTATACGCGTCGGTATCCAGCAACGTATGCAGAACTGGAGAAGCGAATTGAGTCATAGGTGCGCAGTAGCATCCTCTCACAGGAGCGTTTAGTACAATAAACAACTCCGGAGTATACCTTGTTTAGTGATTTATTGAACCCCGATCACAACATAAGCGCGTTTTATGGTCGAGGGCATTTTGTGCCCCGTGTTATACAAATGTAGCAACAGGACTGCTAACCACTTGAATTTAAGGTTTTCTACTGCGCTGCTATCATGCTTTGGGGCAGCGATGGGGCAATGTGTGAAAGCGCCTTGTTGAGTAGAGTAACCTGTTCGCCGCTCTTCTCTGACATCCACTTTCCATACACCTTGTAAACCATCTGTGCATCGGTATGCCCCATCTGAGTTGCTATAAAATTTGGGTTCGCCCCGGCTGACAATGACCAGCACGCATAGGTATGCCGTGACTGATACGCGTTGCGGTACCGTATACCGGCGCGCTTGATTATCGGGCCCCAAATTTTATTAATCGAATTAACCGCGTAATGATATCCTCTTCGTGACCCACGCTTGACGCATTGAGGGCTGAAAACGAAAGTGCATGGATGTATGACTGACTGGCCATATTCACGCAAATTCACTTCAACCTCATGCTGCCGGCCAAGGCGCGTCAGTTGGGCCTGATTCCTGAGGGCATCAATAGCTGGTTGTATGAGATAAATCACCCTGTCAGTGCCTGCCTCGGTTTTTGGCAGGGTGAACTCATACGTTTGGGTAAGGTTACGCTTAACCGTAATGGTTCCCGCGGTGAGATCGATGTCTTCCCATGCAAGACCACATAATTCCCCATGCCTCATTCCGGTATAAACGGCGACGGTCCAGAGATTTCGCATCTGCTGGTGGCCGCATGCCTGAATGAACCTGATGAACTCGTCTGTCGTGAGTGGATCTGGTTCGTCTTTTGCCTTCCTGAGACGGTTAATTCCGCTAAACGGGTTTTCCTTTGCGTAGCCGTTATCAGCTCCAAACTGGAAGATCTCGGCCATCAGCATCATGTAATTATTCACCGTGGAAGACTTCCGGCCTTTTACCTGTGTCCGGTGATCCTTCTTCATTACATGGAAGCCCGTCAGCAACTCCTTCCTGACATACAGCAAATCTTCAGTGGTAACCGCAGAAACCATTTTATTTTCGCCGATGTGCGGAAGCATGTTTTTTATGATGGATTCGTACCTACTCATGGTGTTAGAGCTGATCTCCATTCTCTTCAGCTCTGACCATCTTTCGGTAAGCTCCAGCACAGTAATTTCCTTTCTATCCTGACCGAACCGGGCAAGGTTCGGTGAGTTTGGGAATTTTTCTGCATAGTTAAAATTTCCCATCCTTATCGCAAAACAAACCGAAGAACGCAGCTCACCAGCTATCTTGCGATTTTTTGCAGTGTCAGGGACACCGAGGTTTTCCCTGACACGTTTACCTTTATAAAGAAACCAGATGCGGAGCGAACCGCCGTGGTTTTCGACGCCTGTCGGGTATGATGCATTAGCCATTGATCCCTCCTGACGTCCAGGAGCGTGGACGAGTGTACTGCTTTTCATGCTGTCTTCGCACCTGGTTGATTTTTTTTCTGCGCCTCGATCCACTGATCAACGGCTTTCCTGTTGTACATGCATTCGCTCGAAGGCTTGGGATTACCATCTGGTGAAATGTGCAGGTACTCGCGGCCCAGCATCCAGGATTCTTTTCTGGCGCGGGTGATGGTTCCGGGCTTGAGCCCGGTAACCGCAATCAGAACCTTTTCGCTAACCCAGTCATTCGGTACCAAAAGAACAACATCGCTCATACCCACCTCACATCACAATCAGATCACGGCAGTGGAACCACACATTATTCAAATTGACCATTTCATCCATTGGCGGCCTCCTTGCTGAATCCAGCATTGATAACGCTTTTGGCAATTTCGCTGGCGGTGGCGTAGGCCAGCTCTCCATCCTCACCACCAACAGCTTTCATCAGTTCATTCTTGAGAACGCTCTCGTAATCGCGTGGCCAGAATTCCGTGGGCATGTCGAAGGCCATGCAGTAGAAGAAGGTGTCGATCGTTATTTTGGCGGCCTCCTCCTCTGTTCTCTCAGGCTGGCGATAACCAGCTTCCCAGATAGCATCGGTCATTGCAGAGGGATCGCCGGCAGCGGATTTAATCAATTGAACAAGCTCGAACAAATTCGACTCACTCACTGCACACCTCCATTTCCCTTTCTACGGACTCACAGCAGCGGCGGAAAATTTCAGCTGATACCTCATTCCTCAGGGCCCTGATGAGCAATTCATCCCGCGATTTTTGACGCTCAATATTTCTCTCTCGCTCCAATTGACGCAATACGGCCAGGCGGGCAGTGATACGTTTCCGTGTGTTCTGCCACTTAACCCGCGCTACATTTGCCCGGTGCCGCCAGCCGTAGTCGTTGTCGATAACGGTTTCAAGCTGCGAATTGATACTGGCAATGACATCTTCAGCCGTGACCAGCGCCTGCAGGTGGTCGTTTATTGTGACCAGTTGGTTAACATCAATGGATTCAGCTTTCATCCAACAATCCTCCAAAGCAGCTTGCATACTCCGATAAAACAGTAGAACCCCGCTGTTAACCCAATCCCCGTAAGGCTGGAGAAGAAAAGAGTAAACATCACCAGCTCAGATACTTTTTTCATTGGCCCGCACCTTTCTTAGTAGCAGTGATGTAACCTTCCCATCCGCCATAACTGTTCACCATATCCCCCAGTCTTGAGAAACAGGCGTTCAACCAGCGAATTCCACGAGGGGTTAGCGTTGGCACCGTGCCCCAGTCGATGAAATCCGAGTTTTTTCGACCCATATAGCGGATGAGATCGAGAATGTTGATGTAATGTGCACGGCGACGCTCCATACTCCATCCCTTATCAGCGAGGTACGAGTCGATGAATCCCTGTAATGCTGTCTGATTAAGCGAAATATCACCGTACTGGTGGCGATATACAGGGCGACGGTGCAGGCTGACCAAATGAAACAAGTAGGCATCACATACACATGTCAGAGCCTGCCGGTGGGCCAGCTCAATAGAGCCAGCCGGATTCCAGATATCATTATTCACTTCAGAAGCCCTCCGGCTTAATGATCTGAAATCGCCCCACTGATGGGTGCTCAAGAATTTGGTATGAATCTGTCGCTTCTTTCGGCCGTGGTGCTCGCTGGTTCCAGATGGCCGCAGCCATATCACGAGCTTGCGGAGCTAGACTCACACTGCAGCAATCGCAACGGACTACAAACATTGGCTCGCCTTCATAAAGCACAGAATCGAAATCTATTTCATCGTTGCCACAAAGTGGGCAAGGAAGCAGTTCCATTATTTGGCCTCCGGTGAATAAATCGCTTTGTCGTGGCTGTACTCGCCATTCCAAGTCTTTTTCATTGGCAGCTCACCTTTCATGTACAGCTGATACAGACGGTGACAGCCTTTCTCCAGCAGTACTGGCGTAAACTTCGTGAAAGCATCCTTGCCGTGCGGGGTGATCTGCGTCTGGTCTTCCGTCAGATATTTGTCGCGGGCATATGAGGCGACGCGCCAGCGCGGATCTTTCTCTGGGTCGCGTTGCTCGTTAAACACCCAGCCACGCTCGGACGCCCACCACATCATTTTGTTGATGTTGACGCCGTTCAGCGCCTTGCTGAATGCTGGGATCGTCATGCCTTTGGTGAAGTGCTTCTCCAGGCTTTCAACAGTGGCGCTGAGGGTCCTGGTTTCGAGTGCAGCGGCTTCGGCGCGTTCTTCGGCTTCAATTACCATCAAGGCAAGTTCTTTTCGGCTAAGTGTCAGCGGTGTTGCCGGCGTTGCAATAGAGGCGCGGCGGGTGAAATAAAACTCAGCCATATCGTCGTAGAATTCCCAGGACTGATCTGTCTCGAGAATTTTGGCGTGGTTAGCTGCACCGCGTTCAGTCCAAAGAGTCAGGGTGCGAGCTTTGCTTGAGATTTGCAGTCCGCTGAAAGAGTTGCGCAAAATTTCAACATCTCCGCCAGAAAGCTTGAAGTAATGTTTACCTTCAACGAACCGGGATTTGTTGCGGTTGAAGTTGTTGGTGATCATCTGCTCGGTTGCGCCATATCCTGCCGCCAGCTGTTCAGTGGTCACAACTCGCTGACCGCGATACTCGATGATCTGCAGGTCACGGGCCGCTACTGGTGCTAATTCTGCTTTCATTGCCATCTTCATTGCTCCTTAATGCAAAACGTGATTGGCTGGCATTGTTTTACCGGTGCGCAGCTGGGCAGCGAGATCTACAAAAATCTCGTCGAGAAACTCTGCGAACCACGAATGACCGACTTCTTTCAGGCGCTGATCGTTGGCGTAGTAGAACTGGTAAACCGCCAGATAGCGTTCCTCAGGCTTGTGCTCGATCAGTGCGCACTCCACATGCTTAATCAGCAGATTTTCAATAAGTTCCCGGGTTAAGCCGAAGGTAAACTCCTCGGTTTTAAACTGGTATTGCCCGTCACGGAGTCCCCAGCGGTTTTCGCAGCTGATGAGATAAAGAAGGGCGACCGTACCGCGCATGGACTGGACGACGGTTTGAGCCCACTCATGCTGCTCTTCTAAAGTAAGGGAGCCCTTGCCATAGCGGTTTTCGTCAAGCATCCAACCAGGAATCGTTACGTCGGATTGCTTCTGGATTTCCTTCAGGCGAGCAACAAGCTGCTTCACGTTATCTTTTTCAAAGTCAGTCATCTGTCTTTCTCCCGGTTATAGGTTTCATGGATCATTACTTCCCAGTTCTTGCCGCCATCGCGGGAGAGTAGCCGCCAGCGATGGTTAACTTTGAGGCTCAAATTCCCGGAGCCGTGCATTCGGCAGGGGTGAATGCGCCTTGCCCTGAACTGGCTTAAAACGTGTACCGCTTTGAGGTGAACCCACTCAGGAATTCGTATCGCTGTAAGTGCCATCAGATCCCCCCATTTCATGACCCTCCGTTTTCGGAGCCTCCACTTTTTGTTTTTTGACGAACTCGACCAGCTCAGAAATGAGCTCGTCGATTAACTCCTTCCCGCTATCCGTAAGGAATTCACCGCTGCCATTAACATCAACAGCGCTGCTGTAAATTCCCTTGATAGCTTTTACGCCTTCGACATTCCCGTACTCACTGATCGCGAGCCTTTCGAATTTTCGTAATAATCCATCGAGAAGAATCTCTGTTAACTCGACCGTGTTAATTCCGCCTTTATTAAGCTTTATAACAATGCAGTTACTGCCTGTTTTACGCTGGTGGCGTAATAACGCTGCTTTTAAAGTTCGTCGGCGATATGTTTCAATTACGTTGTTTTTCACGGCGTTCAAACTCCGAATCCATCCACATAGAAACCTGAGCCGATAAATCGAGGCAGAGGCCAGACAGAGAAATTATCTGCTCGATATCCATATCAATAATATTGGAGTTAATTAATTCCATTAATTGATACAGGTTATCTGCTGTGTTTTTTGCGGTTTCTAGAGAGCTGTCTTTACTGAGCATATTCAGACCCCGTAAGCTTTGCGCATGAAAAGGTTAGAGATATGGCGGTATTCCTCACCATAGGTCGCGAAGAAAAGCCGTGCTGTTTTGTATGCCGCTTTATCGATTAACATTTACTTACCCATTTAAAAGTTGGTTAACGTGGTTGAGTAAATCGCTGTTGCATTCCCGCTATTTTTTTCATCAGGCCTGCATGTAGTAGTGGGTGAATCTCATCACATGTGGGCTTCCAGTCCTTAGCCTGTTGCATCTTGGCTGTGTGCCAGGCTAAGTGGGCTTCCTGTGTGGTGTTGAAAAGCCCAAGGTGTGAAATCTTTCCGTTTACGTTGATTCGTGCCCGAAACTTAGCGGACTGTTTATGCCAGATAACACCCTGTGGGTATTTCCCTCGTAAACGGGCGCGATCACCTGTAAATAAGTTAAGTGCTGGGGGAACAAATACGCAGTATTCAGGACCATATATCTTGTTACCAGGGTGTAGCAGGTCCTTATCTAGCACATATCCATCGCGATAGTTTTCTTTCCAGAACGCCAGAAAGTTTGAGAATCGCAGCCACTCATCGGCAACAGTACATCCGGCGTAACTGTGCTCTAACTGTTCTGTGTGCGGTTTGTAGCAGCGAGATAACATGCCGCTCCAACGACGGTGAGCGCTGTGGTGGCACATTATTCCGTCGATGATAATAGTGCTGGGGAATTCTACGTCATAATGACCAACACCATACTCCAGGCTTTTTAAATGCCTACGCCGCGAAACTTTTGATTCAAGAAGACTATCTATTTCAGATTGGTTCATTTCAATCTCCTCTGAAATTTGGTTGCACGTATCCCCACCAGGGATGGTGTGATTTAAACTACCTATTAATTAATTTAATTTTATTTCGATGCTTTTCAGTAATTCATGTACCTTAATGGTATTATCGAAAATAAGTGATGCCATCAGGCAATCAGCGTCATCACTGTCTTTTCCTGAAAAATATGATTCGTTATATACGTGAGCCAGTTCCCTGAGTTTTGCAGCGCTGACTGTGGCATAAAAAATATCATCGGCAATATCATCTCTATTCCCGATGGGGGGGTTAACTGTCTTTGCAGTATTTGCTAACTCTTCGATGTATGCGTAAGCTGTTTCACGGGTTTTATCGAAAGAGCGAATGAGGCAGGCTAAGCCGCAATCAGTTTCCTCGTTCATTTCTTCGGTGTTTCTATAAATCATTTCCAGAAGAGTATTGCCTTCGGAAATCTGAGCGACGATATCATGAAGCATGTCTAATGGAGTTTTCATTTATTTATTCTCCGGCCAATCATAACCAAGTTCATGGTTTAGAACAGAAAGATTATCCCTTAACTGATTGATACAAATTTTAATGAGTGCCGCTGGTTTATATGCAACATCTGGATCTGATTCTGCGTACTCAAGCGCATTGATTACACGATCAATATCCATCGCAATTTTGTGGACAGTTCCGTTCTCGGAAAGCATTTGCTCTACATTCATTTCATAGGCTCCGTTGTCTGCTGATGAAGTGAATTTAGCAAAATGGTAAAAGCCATGCAAATGATAAATGCTAAATTATTTACTTTTTCTTTTATGTATTTGATAAATAATATAATTATTTATTATTATTCTTCGGTGGGCATAAAAAAACCGACCATCAGGTCGGTTGGAGGGGGATAAAGATGGGGTTTACAGGGCGGGCATTTCATCATTGTCAACATAACGCGTATGCTTAACAATAGCTGAAACAAAATGCATTTTCTCGATGCTATCAGGACTTAAGGTGATGGGCCTGTGATCACTGTTTACACTTGAGAATTGATAATCGCCATCGCGAGTTTTACTCATGATTTTTATCATGTTATGCCCATCTTTTGTTCGCACAAAAACCTCATCACCTGTATGAACTTGGGTGTTTGGCTCTATGACGACATATTCTCCAGACTGTATGCGTGGCCACATGCTGTCTCCCTTCACTTTCAGCCCATAGGCATCCCTATCCGCGCTGTATATTTGTAGCCATCCAGCATGGATCTCTAGCATATCGATCATTCCGTCAATCCCAAGAATCGCTTCCCCTACAACTGGTACAGCTCCCGGACGGACTGATCCGACATACTCCAACTCGCTTTTAATACTGCCAGGAGCATTGTGTGGACTATCCAGCCACCCAAACGGACGATCCAAGGCCTGTTCAATCTTTCTGGCCATTTTGTCCCCTATGTTTCGATGGCTATTGCCCCCAAGCAACTGGCTCAACTGGGCAGGGCTTATCCCGCACAATTCTGCGAAAGCTGCTTTTGTCGTATGTCTGTCGCGCTTCAGGAACTCAACAATGAGCTGCTCAAGGTTTGATTTGCGTATGCTTTTTATGTCCATGTCAAAATAATCTCATTATTTAGCAATGTGGTAAATACACAAACTGCTAAATGATTATTGCATTTAATTTAGCAAAAAGCTAAAGTTGATTCATTGCAACAGGAGACCGTAATGAACAACCAATTACTTGCTTGGCGTAAGTGCTCAACAAAAGAGCAGTGGGCAGATCTTGCTAAAAAATCAGGCACATCTCCGGGATACCTGAATCTCATTGCTTATGGTCATCGCAATGCTTCCCCCAGACTGGCATTGGCGATCGAGAGCGCATCAAAGTCATTCGTGAATAAGCCAGTTATTACAAAAGAACAGTTGGTTTTCAAGAGCGGTTCTGAGGTGTGACATGTCGCACTCAATCACTACCGAAAACCAAATTGAGCCATTGGATATCGATTATCGCGATCCGCGCGGGGTGATTGTGCATGTCACCGGCTGGAATCGGGATAAGCAGCAGGTGTATTTCACCAGGCAGAATTATCCGCATGAATGCATGCAGCCTGTCTGGAAGTTCCAACAGTATTTTACGAAGGTCTCGGAGGCGCAAAATGCGTGATTACGGAAAGGTGCCGTCTGAGTTTTGGTTAGACCAGAACGGCAACAAATGGAAAGTGCCCACGATCAAAGGTCGCCTGAAAATGCGCGTACCTTGCCATCGCGCACTACGCGAATTTGTTCTTTGGCGCGACGGTTTCAAATGCCGTCATTGTGGCAGTCAAGACCGCATTAAATTGGTCGCAGATCACATTGTATCGCGACGTAATGGTGGTGCTCACCACCCAGACAACATGCAATGTTTGTGTGATTCCTGCAATGCGCGCAAGGCCTCCCTGGTAGATGCCAAATTCCAGTCAAAGTCTGATGTAAGTGGGGTTATTTGTGCTGATGGAGGGCTGATAGATGGCACGCATTAGAACAATTAAACCTGAGTTCTGGACCGATGAGAAGATTGTCGAGTGCTCATTTGAGGCGCGTCTGATGTTTATCGGCATGTTCAATTTTGCCGACGACAAAGGCAATCTGGTGCGCTCCCCTAAGCGTATCAAGATGCAGATTTTCCCTGCCGACATGATCGACTGCGAACCGTTAATTAAAGAACTTAGCGTGGCCGGATTAATCAGTGAGTACTCAGTGAGTGGTGTTGAATATATTCACATAGATGGTTTTTCTAAACACCAGAAAATTAACCGACCATCAGCAACAACAATACCTACTCCTGAAGACGTTGCTGATAACTCACGGAAACCAGCACCGAATTACATGTATGGCTCAGTGAGTGATGTTGATAAACAAACACATGATTCACATACAAGTAATGGAGCTAGCACTGAGGACTCAGTGAGTGCTCACGAAGAACTCACTGACGGAAAGGAAGGGAAAGGAAGGGAAGAGGAAAGGAATAAAACTAATTTGTCCGATTCGAATCGGACCGATGGTGATAAATCTGACGAGTCGAAAGGTCAACCTGCACAGGGAAAACCTGGTTCAGACTCTGAAAGAGCTGAAGAGCCTGATCCAATCGATGCCGCTTTCGAAAATATTTTTTGGGACGCAGGTTTGAGGAAGGATGCCAAGGTTAAGGCCCGATCCGCCTTTAAAACCAAATACCGCGAATGGAAAAAAACAAATCGAGGTACTCCGGATAGCTTCGCCGTAATGCTGGCAGAAGATATCCGCCTCAGGGCAAAGGCGCAGCAAATGGGCTTCGACAAACTACTTCCAGCCTCATACCTGAACGGTGAGCGCTGGAACGACGAAAAGCCACAGGAAGCCCATCAGATATCTGCAGGCACAAACGCCGTTGGTGGGACAGGAGCGTCATGGTACGCCAAACCCAATGACGGTTCGGCTGAGGTATTTATCAGCCAGGCAGCCATTGACCGTATGAAGCGCGGAGCTAACCGCCCATGAAAACAACCCTCAAGCGTGTACTGGTTGCTGGTTATAACTGTGGCGTTCTGCGCGAGGGATTCGTGACGTGGTGCTTTATCAAATTTGATTTACGGAGTGTCTGATGACCCCTGCTGAACTTTCAGAAAAACTTTGGGATAACGCCGAGCGCGTCGCTAAATTTCTCCTTCCGAAAGGACATCTGGAGGGGAAAGAGTGGTGCGCTGGCAATACGAACGGTGACTCAGGAAAAAGCCTCAAGGTCAATATCGGCGGTAAAAAGTCATGGGCTGACTTTGCCAGCGGTGACAGCGGTGACCTGCTGGATCTCTGGGTTCTGGTGCGTAACTGCCAGCTGCACGACGCTATGCGGGAAGCGAAAGAGTTCCTTGGGCTGAAGGACGACGATAACCACTTCGAGGCGAAGAAAAAAACCTTCTCACGGCCAACCAAAAAAGGCGTTAAAAAGGCGAGCCATTGCTACGACTACCTCTCTTCCCGTGGCATCACCCGAGAGACAGCTGATCAATTCCGTGTTTCGGACGCAGTCGTCTGGTACCACGATGAAAACCGCGAAATTCCGGCAGTGGCGTTTCCGTATCTTCGCAACGGTGAGCTTTTGCAGGTAAAGCGAATCGGCACTGAACGACCAAATGGCAAAAAGTTGATCATGGCTGAAGCTGATTGCGAGCCATGTCTGTTTGGCTGGCAGGCTATGGACGCGAAAGCTCGCGCTGTTGTGCTTTGCGAAGGAGAGATTGACTGTATGACCTACTCGCAATTCGGTATCAGTGCTCTATCGGTACCGTTCGGCGGTGGAAAAGGGGCCAAACAGCAATGGATCGAATACGAGTATCACAACCTCGACCGATTCGAAGAAATTTGGTTAAGCCTCGATAACGATGATGTAGGGCGCGAAGCCGCAAAAGAAATTGCTCGTCGTCTAGGGGAGCATCGTTGCCGCCTGGTAGAGCTGCCGCACAAAGATATCAATGAATGCCTGACCTCCGGGATGAGCGAGGATGAAATCTGGCACTACTTGGGGACCGCTAAATTCTTTGACCCTGATGAACTCTGCTCTGCGGGTGATCTCCTTCAGGAAACACTGGATGCGTTCGAGCATCGAGACGTTGGATTATTTTCCAGCCCGTGGGATTCGCTGAACAGTAATTTCAAATTCCGCGCCGGCGAGCTGACGCTGGTTAACGGAGTAAACGGCCACGGAAAAACCGAGCTGGTGGGACATATCGCCGTTAATGCCATGAGCCAGGGAGTCCGGGTATGCATTGCCTCGCTGGAGCTTAAGCCTGGGAAAATGTTGGCTCGTCTTACCCGGCAAACCATTTGTAGAAAAAACCCAGAACGTACTGAAATCATCATGACTAACGAGTGGTTTTCTGATCGTCTTTGGGTGTTCAAACTCACCGGAACAGCCAAGGCCGATCGCCTGCTGGAAATATTTGCCTATGCCAGACGCCGCTATGGAATCGATCTTTTCGTTATCGACAACTTGGCAAAATGTGGACTCGATGAAGAGGACTACGGTGGACAAAAAGAATTTATCGATACCCTCTGCGACTTTAAAAACGAGCACAACTGCCATGTTCTGCTGGTAACGCATGCCAGAAAAACAAACGAAGCTGCACCAACAGGGAAAATGGATGTTAAAGGCACTGGCGCTTTAACTGACATGCCCGACAACGTTATGGCCGTCTGGCGTAATATCCCGCGCGAACTGGCGCAGCGCAAAGCTGAAAGAATGGGGTATGAGAGCCTTGATAAGGACGAACAGACTGCTATCCAAATGCCCGCTTCGATGATCCGCCTGTTGAAACAACGTGAAGGGGAAGGCTGGATCGGAGACATAGGGGCTAACTTTGATTCCCGCTCACACCAGTTTATCGAGGGTGATAAAGGGCCCTTCAATTACTTGGCCGGCAAACAGCAAAGTGAACTTGATATTGAGTGGGAAGCCACCAACGCAACGAGGTATTAAAATGGATCGCCTAATTAGAGAAATGTCGTATCTCTTTACCAAGCAGCGTTTTATGGAGCTTCAGGAAACGGCAAAAGACATCGCAATCGGTCATAGTGATTTTCCTGAGTGTTTCGGTCTTATTGCTGACGCCATCGCTGAATTTGTTGAAGACACTCCTGATGATGAGTGGCGAGAGCATGAAAAAATCCTTATGCACTACGTTGCTATGCGTGTTCTGACGCTGTGGGGTAACGGCGATAAAGTGACTGATGTCCAGTGGGCGCACCCTGGCTGGTTTGGCACTGCTGAAAAGGGGGAAACCATTCAATGAAGTTGGAAGCATCACTAAAACACTTTAGCCCTCAGGGTGTGCACATCAGCGACGACGTGAAAGGAACCTCTCCGGATCGTCTCACCGGCACTGATGTAATGGCGGCGATTGGTACCACCAGCAGCCGTGCGCGGTTCGGCCTGGCGGCGTTCTTCGGTAAAGCGGGAATCAGCAAAACGGATGAACAGCTCGCAGTTCAGGCGCTGGCGCGATATGCGATGGATGTCGCTCCGAAGAATGTTCGCAAGGCAGCTGGTGGGCAGTTCGGATGGTGTATGCAGATGTTGGCACAATTTGCCTTTGCTGATTACTCCCGTTCGGCGGCTACCAGCGTGACATGTCACAGTTGCAGCGGTACCGGGCGAACAACCCGCGAGCAAATTACCCGCAAAGTTTCGTACCCATGGGGTAAAGCTCCATACTGGGCTAACCGCTCTCGTGCTGTTCGACCGTCTGACTGGGAGCAGTGGATGGAGGTAACAGAGGTTGTACCGGCGGTCTGTGATGCTTGCGAAGGCAAGGGAACGATCAGCGCCCGGTGCAGGTGCGGCGGTAAAGGTGAAGTGCTGGATCGCAAAGCGACCAAAGAACGTGGCGCACCGGTTTTCAAAACGTGTGAACGTTGCTCTGGTAATGGTTTCTCTGCCATCTCCTCGGCGACTGTACACCGTGCCATTCTGAAGCGTCTCCCGGACCTCCATCAGTCCTCATGGTCACGTAACTGGAAACCCTTCTATGAAATGCTGGTGGACACTTTGCGTCAGGGGGAGCGTCATGCAGCAGTGGAATTTGAGAAGGCGACAACTTATTAATATGATCGGAGCAAATGGCGACACTTTTTTGCACGTTAGTGTTGACTTTGCATAAAACTGTCCTGTATGCTTTCCATCGTGGAATATTACGCCTACACGACATCAAACCCGCCTCAGCGCGGGTTTTTTATGCCTGCAATTCTTCGCGCCACGCTCGGCGCAATTCAACCACAGAGCCTTTCAGGGGTGAGCCATAGGGAACGGTCGGTGTGACTGTCTCTGTGGGCTGATCATTCCTGAGCGCTGGCTCACCCGCTAAAAGGAAAGTCACTATGTTTGGTATCTTCAAAAAGAAAGCACGTAAAGCCGTTACTGAAGTTAAGAAAATGGAAAACCGCGATGCGGTTGAGGCGACTGTATGGGGCGCTTACTCCATTGCGTATGCCGACGGTACCTGCGACGCGAAAGAAATCGCCACGCTGGAAAAAACCATTTCGGCACTGCCTGCCTTCGCACCGTTCGCCGGAGAAATTGCGCAGATGAGCAGCAACATTCGCGCGCGCTACGAAGCCTCGCCGCGCTCCGCTAATGCTCAGGCGCTGCGCGAGCTGGCTGACGTTGCCGGTACAACTGATGCTGTTGACGTTCTGTGTCTGTGTCTCGATGTTGCTGACAACGACGGGATCGGTGAAGAAGAAGAGAAACAGCTGAAGAAAATCGCTCAGGCGCTGCAGCTTCCACTGGATCAGTACCTGTGATCGGAAAACTGCGTTGGGCGGCCGCCGGGGTTTTGTTGTTCCTGGTAGTTGCCATCGACTTCACCAGCAAAATGATGTCCATCCTTGCTGATGGTGTGCTGGTTGCTGGAGTGATTGCGCTGCTCTGGCCCCTGATTAAATCTAGTAAATAACACTGTGCAAAAGGTCATTACGATGGCCTTTGACAGAGTGACAATAACGCCGCCTAGCGGCCTTCTTTCCCCTCATATTGAGAGGATTCACAGCATTGAGGGGGACCGATGTCCGATCCGATTTCCGGCACTGGCTTAGCCGGTGGCGCTCTGACGGGTGCCAGTATCTATGGCCTGCTTACAGGCACCGATTATGGTGTGGTATTTGGCGCATTTGCAGGTGCCGTATTCTACATCGCCACAGCAGCTGATCTGAGTGCAACCCGCCGGCTGGCATATTTCATAGTGTCGTATATCGCCGGGATCTTATGCTCCGGGCTAGTAGGCTCAAAGTTATCTGCCTGGACCGGTTACAGTGATAAACCTCTGGACGCCATCGGTGCCGTAATCATTTCTGCATTAGCCGTCAAAATCCTGACGTTCCTGAATAACCAGGATGTCGGCTCGCTGGTGGCGCTGATAACGCGCCGGGGAGGTTCAGGTGGTACTAAATGACCCAACTGCAACATTAAACGCTCTGATCTGTGCCGGAGTGGTGGTTACTCTGATGTTTTATCGCCGGGGTGACTCCCGCCATCGCCCGTGGGTTTCCCGGTTGGCATGGCTGATTACCGTCACTTACAGCGCGGTACCGCTTGCGTACCTGTGCGGGATTTATCCTCATTCTTCTTGGTCCTCCATCGGGGCCAATATCATCTTTCTTTTCGTGCTGGTGGCCGTTAAAGGCAACGTGGCACGCCTGGTAGATCATCTGAGGCACTAATGGACCAAACACAATTTCAAAAGGCGGCAGGTATAAGCGCCGGTCTAGCCGTGCGCTGGTTTCACTATATCGATGCTGCAATGAAGGAATTCGGCATAACCGCGCCGCTCGATCAGGCCATGTTTATCGCGCAGATGGGCCATGAGTCCGGCGGTTTCACCCGGCTGGTGGAAAACCTGAACTATTCGGCAGAAAACCTGGTACCTACGTTCGGCAAGCATCGCATTACTGCACAGCAGGCCGCCGCACTCGGCAGAACGGCAACGCAACCGGCAAATCAGAAAGCGATAGCCAATCTGGTTTATGGCGGTGAGTGGGGCAAAAAGAACCTGGGCAACCAGGTTGCTGGTGATGGCTGGAAATATCGCGGTCGCGGCCTGAAGCAAATCACCGGGCTCAGCAATTACCGCAACTGTGGCCACGCGCTGAAGTTGGACCTTGTAACCCAGCCTGAATTGCTGGAACAGGATGAATATGCTGCGCGCTCAGCTGCATGGTTCTATGTCTCTCACGGATGCCTGCTCCATTCCGGCGACGTGGAGCGCGTCACGCTGCTTATCAATGGCGGACGTAACGGGCTGGATAAACGCCGCGCGCTGTTTAACCTGGCAAAATCTGTGCTGGTGTGAGGTCACTATGGGGTTTGAAACTTTAATCGGTATTGCTGCAGCAGTCATTGCCGCCATCGCTGGCGCTTTCGGCCTGGGCCATATTCGCGGCTCAAGCAAAGCAGAAGCAAAAGCAGTTCAGCAGCGCACCGAAGATAACGCAGCTGCAACGGTCGCAGCAGCAGATCGCCGTGTAGAGACAACGAAAGAGGCCAGCAATGTACAGCAGACTGTTAACCATATGCCTGGCGACGATGTTGATCGCGAGCTGCGGGACAACTGGACCCGTAAGGGTTGAGGTGGTGGACACGGCTTGCGACTGGGTTAAACCCATCTACGGCACAGCGCACGACTGGGATGTGCTGGATCGCCAGACCAAGAAAGACATCCTGGCGCATAACAAAGCGTGGCAGGCTAACTGCCAGAAACAAACCAGAGCCTCGCAATAGCGGGACCTTTAATTACTGAGGAAAGAGCATGACTGTAGTTCTCACAGCTAAGCAAATCGAAGACCTGGCTAATTTCGCGAAAGAAGACGGCGCACCTCAATACACTATCACCACTGGCACCATCCCGGAGTTCGAAGCTGATGATGGCGAGATTATCCCTGAATACACAGGGTTGATCGCGTACTCAGATTCGCTGGAGCATGGTGTGTTGCAACTCGACGACTAG